CTGCGTCTTTAGCTTTCTTAAGATGTGCTTGCAGTTCTTTACGTTCACTGTACCAACGCTTTAGGATACCTGGAATAACACCTTCAAACTCTGTAGTAAAGATAGTGCCGTTAGCACTAAGCATCCACGGCATATTATTATCAAATACTAATTGATAAATCTCTGCACCACTGAGTACATCACTGCGTCCATCTTCCCAATCAATTGTTAATGCAACGTCTTTACGTTGCTCCATAACAGCGTCATATTCTTCTGTTGCAAACTTACCTTCCCAACTACCAGCAAACGTTTTCTTTTTTAAGAACATGTCTTCATGCACTCTAGCGTCACTAATCTCTGGACGTATTTGTCCTACAACAGTTTCCGGAGCCATGTTTAATGCACGAATTACTGAAGGATACAATGAATTTAAATCCATTGAACATATCCATCTATGCAACCCTTTCTTAGGATATGCAACATATGCACCAGCCGCCTGTGTAGCTTCGTCATCACGCTTTTTACGATTAGGTACTTGTAAGCCTCTGTGCCATGCTTCATTAACGATAGCTTGCTCTGTAACAGCTACAGCACCCATTGTAGTTTGTAGAAGCACTGTGTTGCTGTGTGCAAGTTCGTTGCTTAGATCAATAAAGCGAAGCTTCTTATCCAACTTGTCAAGTAGTGCAGTATCCTGAATGTTATATTGAATAAACTTGCGGAAGTCGTTGTTGTAAAGTGCGTCAAGTGTACCTTCGTACTGCGTCTTGTTCTCACCTACTTCAATCTCACCAATAGCATCCAGTCGATATGTGTGCCGCTCCTCATAAGTGTACTTACGATACAAGTTCAAACTATCCAAATGTACACGCCCGACTAAATCAAACGTTTCACTTTCTTTGCCAAACTTTTCGTACATACGCTTCTTAGGAAGCTGTCCCCACAAGCAGAATCTACGTGTGTCATCTTTGCTTAGTACTCTTGCAGTTCTGTTTACAGTATACGGAATATCATATCCTTCACTGTTCCAGCCACTTAGTACGTCACTATCTTCAATCAGCGTTAAGAAAGTATCGATCATGTCGCCTTCTTTCTCAAACAACATTACATTGTCAATGCCTTCTAGTTCTTTCCGAGCTTGTTCCATAGTAAGTGTCTTAGGAGGAACAGCAATACACACCATTGTGTCTAGCCATTGTAAGTATACACTAATACTTGTAATAGGCATAAACGGATCACTAGGATCAGCAAAGCCTCGCTCTGGATCAAAGTCAGTCTCAATATCAAAGAACGCAATGTTTAGCTTAGGTGCATCTTGATTAAGATAGTTTTCACTTAAACATTGAAAGATTGGATTAATGTCGCTTTCAAACAGTTCTTTGTCTCTATTAATAGCTACTTCTTTACGGAAGTCTTTGGTGCTCTTACTTACAATACGACTCAGCGGATCACCGTACACACTTTTGTACTTGCCCTTGTGGTCTTTATAATAAAATGTATATTTTACTGGGTATTCACGATAAGTTCTCTTACCATCTTTACGTTCAACTGCTCGAATAATATCGGCATCTCGGTCAAACATTGCATCTACGTAACTCATTTATTCTCCTTGTTGCTTATTGGCCAACTAACCGTGTTTCTTGTTCGTAAGTGAACGACTCTAAAATACTTATTACATTGCATCCATGATAAGCCTTACAAGTGAAATTGTATTCATCATAGTAAACCAACCGCAGAGCAGTATTACAAAGCCCGCTCTACGCAATATAGCACTGGTTAAGCCAAATATACTACCAACTAAGTATAACGGAATAAACCACTGTGTAGCAGGGTTAAGCACTGTTACAGTTAGGACAATACTTGCACCTACAAGTAATACAAGCTCAATTAACTCTGCATAAAAGATTACAGGTGACAGTCTATAAGTTTCACCAAAGTAAGATATGATTTTTAAAGAAAATCGGGTTAGTGTATTGATCATATATATTCAATCCAAGAGTTAATTGTGAATTTCTCACCCTTCATAGGAGGATTTCCTCGATGAGTGTGTGGGTATCCTGCTGGACACATTAGCATGCGGCCTTGTACTGCTTGGACTCGTTTACTTTGATATAAGAATTCTGTTTCACCACCTTCTTCTACAGTGTTTAGATATAACTGTATAAAGATAGCTCTAGTAGAATAGTTGTACCCTTGTTCGCAATGCCATACGTGATATCCCCCGGTTCGCGGAGTTTTTTGTAGTTGCACATTTTGATTCATTGATAACTTATCCGCAGCCAAAACTTTAAATTTACTTGCATACTGTTGAAAACATTCTTGAGCTGCGTTATGAAACTCTCCTAATACATTATTAGGAGATCCACTAACTCGTTGAATGCCGGGAGTATCTGCTAAAAACGCAATAGTGTTATCTTTATCAATTGCTGATGTTGTTTCAAATGCCTGCCGGCTGTATGCTACTCTTGATTCATCTAATGCATTATAGTGTGCAATAGCATGTTCGCAAAACTCAGGAGAAACAACATTATCATATACTTCGATAAAGTCTTCAAATTTCTCTAGATCAGTTTCAATCATTTATCAATGCCAACTGTTGCTACAAGTGTTTCAAGATCGTCATATGCATCTGCATGCTTATCCCAATCACGCTTTAGTCCAATTTTAATTGCTTTGTTAATTAAAGAAGCTTTAATATCAAGTTCTTCTGCTACTGCTTTAACAGTGTCTTTAAGACCACCCTGTAAGTCTTCAATCTCTTGCATTACTGTTACGCCTTCTTGGACTAGACGCTCAAGCTTTGCCTTTTCTTCTGCACCATAGGTACGATCGCTCATAGTTTATCTCCTTGTTGAGTTGTATTGTTAAGTATATTATAGCGCACAAAACGAAAAAAGTCAAGTAAAAACTTGACTTTATTTTAATTTATTTTATGTAGGGTTACTTTTTAGCGTTTAGCTTGCGGTAAAGCATTTCTTTGATTGATTCTGTTGCAAAGTCAAGTTGCTTTTTATGCTTATCTTTACGCATAGGCTGTTTCTTTTTGTGTTGATCTCGATGTACACCAGATCCACTTGACTGTGCATGTGACGCAACAGGGTTTCTAGCCTTTGGTGTCTTTGGCTTAGGAGCTTCTTGTACGTCTTCGTTCCACTTAGTTAACCAAGTTTCAAAACGCTGTGTTTTCTTAGGATCAGCAGCAATTGATTGTAATGATACTGTGTGCTTCTTAAGAAATGCTTTCCATTTACTACCGTCCAGACCAGCCTTTTCGTCCGGAGCAGCTCTAGTGGCAGTTTTAACAGCTTTAGCAGATTTAGGTTCTTTAGAACCATCGCCTGCCATCTTTTTAAATAGCTCTATGTTGTGAGCATTATCCCACCCATCTTTAAAGCCTTCTTCAATATCAGCTTCACCTACTAGCTTATCTACATGTGGATGCTTTCCACGTGCTTTTGCTTTAGGCATTGGATCTTTGCTTTTAAGCTGTCCAGCACTTCCAGTTTTTTGTGATTCGTTTAATGTAACTCCTGCTAGTGCAGCAAAATCACTTAGACTGTAATCGCCTTCAACCGGCATAGTACCTTCTGCAATTTCTACACTTTCCTGCACGAAGTTTTCTTCGGTTTGCGCACTTTCTTGCGGCATATCGCCAACAGACTCAGTTAGTCTGCGCAAGTCTTCAGCTCGATCACTTGGATCTAAGTCAAATAGTTTTTGTTGTAGTGCAGCAAAGTCCATATTAGTCTTCCCAAATCTTTGAAAGTTTGTTACCCATTGATCTAATTGCTTCTGCATCGCTCATTTGATTATAACCTTTTTCGGGATCAGCAATAATAGCTGGTTCTCCAGTTACTTTAGGTGTAGGAACAGGTGCAGCACGATTACCGTCTGTTGCACTAAATATATCTTCTGCTTTTACTGGCTTATACATAATTTACTTTCCTTTTTTAAAGTCATCTGCTGCTGCATCAAATTTAGCTCTTTGTGTTTTTTTGGCCGCTTCGTCATCTTTACGCATCTTTGCGACATTCTTATTTCTAAGAGCATCTAACTCTTTGCCTTTAAGTTGATCTTTTGTAGGCGCTAAATCTTCTGCAACTGCTTTACGCTGTTGTTGCACGTTTTCTAATTTTGCTGCTAGTGATTCTTTGTAAGATTCAGTTTTCTTACCTAGTATTTTGTCTTTAATCTTGCCTTTAGCTTCTTCGCCGCCACCATCACGTCCGGCTTTTCTTAGCTTGTCCATGCCAGCCTTGCCATATTTTTTATTACCAATATGGGCTTGTAACCCTGATTCGGATACTTTATGTGCTTTACCACAGCTTTCAC